AGAGGTTTCTTTAACATATATTTCCTATATTGAACCATTTATCATTATATCATAAATTTCATTGATATAACACCCCGCTTTTTGCCCTTATTTGCTGAAAAGTTCAGTTTTGAATATCTCCGCAAATCTCACAAAATCCCGCTATTTAGTAACAAATTAGTAACAGATTACATCAGAGCATTGACCCTTGCCTGTACTGCTACATAATCATAACCTTCTGCGGTGATTCTGTTCTTACGATCAGCACCGTTTCCATACTCACCACGGATGACTGCCCTTGCAATTTCATCAATGGATTTCTTAGGTGTTCCGCAAAGTTCATTGACCTTGTTCTGAACTGCGGTGTAATCATAACCCGCCTGTTCAATGCGGTTCTTTCTGTCCTGACCGTTACCCCAAGCACCATTGATGACTTCCTGTGCAATTTCATCAACAGATTTCTTTGGTGTAGTGTCTACCCCTAAAATCTCATTGACCTTTGCCTGAACCTCATCATAGTTGTACCCGGCTGCTTCAAGTGCTGCTTTACGATCAGCACCATTGCCATATTTGCCGTTGACAACATCCTGTGCGACTTCATCCACCGACTTCTTAGGTGATTCAGGCTGTGCAGTATCACCATAGAAATAATCAAGGTCTACATTTCCGGCAATACCATCAACAGAACCCTTGCTTGTGTACTGATGGAACATACAAGGATAATCAGGATCACCAGTATAATCAGCCAACCAGTAAATATACTGTGAAATCAGTTCATCAGTATACATATTCTTATGGTAGTCAATATTGGAATAAATACCCGCCTTGTACCCGTGACTGGTCACATACTCACAAAATGCCTTTGTGAAAGCAACACATTCATTCTTACCAAGGTTGACCCCCTTTTCCTTTGCCTGTTTTACAGTGTCATATTCAAAATCATAGAAAATCACTGTGTCCTTGCCAAGTCCGGCTTTCTCAACCTGTGCAATACAAAATGCTGCTTCATTCCTTGCCTGATCTGCGTTGAGTGCATAACTGAAATGATATACACCTTTGACTGGAATATTATTGGCACGGCATCCGTTGACATATTCAAAGAACTTACCATCTACTGCCTGACGATAACCTTCACGAAGGATTACAAACTGAATCCCACTTGCTGCAACCTTGGCAAAGTCAACTGCACCTTGCCACTTTGAAATATCCATACCCTTCATCATATTATTTGCCCTCACTTTCTGTCTTTTTCTGTAAAATATCAATAGCCTTGGTGATAACTGCCGGGAGTGGTAACCCCATAAGACCCGCATTTTCCACAAGGGAAATTGTTTCATTTGCAATGAACGCAATAATTACTGCATCCCTGATGTAATTTGTGCCAATGACAAGATCAAGGCGGTAAGCAACCAGTACAAAAATCAGGGTCATGCATTTTCTGCAAAGACCTTTCCACCCCGCCTTACTTTCAAGTGAACCTGTGTCTGTCTTGGGACTGTTCTTGAACACCCCCGCAACAATCAGTCCTGAAATATAATCAAGACCCATGAAGATCAGAAGGGTTGTAAGTCCCGCATCCCAACCACCAAAAAAAGATGCGATTGCTGAACCAATCACACCTAATACACTGCAAATAGTCTGTTTCATTTTCTCTGTCCTTTCTGAACATAAAAACAACCGCTTGTGACCTCATATAAGGGTCATATAGCGGTTGTTTTTGTTCCTGTGATAATTTCCTTGTCTGTTGATTACTCTGCTAATTCAGGGCAATCAAGGTCAATCAGAACTTCCTTTACTTTGTCCTTGATTTTCTCAGGTACATCAGCAAAGGTTTTCTTGCCCTTAATGATAAGAGTTGCATAGATCACTGCCATAGATTCCACATCCTTTCTGAATAAAATTTTTATGATGAACTGAAACAACATCAGTTACCACCTTCTGCCAGTTCCGGGTGTCCTTCATCAATAAGCACCTGTTTGACTTCATCCCTGATCTTGTCAGGAACATCATTGATTGACTTCTTACCCTTGATGATAAGTGCTGCATAAATGTTTGCCATATTCTCACCCCTTCCTTATGCCATCATTTCATAGATTTCACACATGGCTTCCTGTGCCTGTGTCATCTGATCTTCCAAGGATGCGTTTCTGTCATCAATCATTTTGATGTATTCATCCTTGGTGTACTGGATCAGGTCATATTCATAACCAGTGAACCCCGGCTGTTCATCTGTCCCGGCTTCTGTGACCGGGGTGATGTTTGCAGCAACCCAAACTGAATAGTCATCAATGACTTTCTGTTCAGGCTGCTTTGTACTGCGTACTTTTCCGTACTCTTTCATGCTTTTTACCGCCTTTCTTCTTTTTCTTTGCCTTGATATGGTTTGTATAATAATTATCAGCGTATTGCTGAATAGGCACAATATATTTATCTGATAAATGGGAACTGTCACAATGTTTCAACCAACCCTTATAGGAATTGATTGAACACCATTCTGAATAGTTCATTTCCTGACCGTTTTCAACTTTCTTCCTGATGTTGGTCATCTTCCGCTTCATTTCCTGACAGGTGGATTTTCTCAACAGGGTACTGTTCAAAAATATCCTGTACCCAACAAAATCAATACCCCGGATGAATGAAGGGAATATCTGATAGTTCCCTTTTATTCTTAATTTCAAATTCTGTATGAAGTATTCATTGATTTCTGCAAGTAACTGATGCAGTTCTTCTTTGGTTCTTGCAAAAATACAAATATCATCCATATAACGGTAATAGTGCTTTACCCGCTTAACTTCTTTTATCCAGTGGTCAAAACCTGATAGGAAGAAATTGCCGTCATACTGTGAAAAGTAATTCCCTATTGGAATACCGACACCTTCAATGAAGTCCTTGCCGTTTATCTTCACTATCTTGATTTCATTACCACAAGACCGATAAAATTCAATGTTTTCATCCGTTGCCGGACAAGTGCTGATTGAATCAATTACTTCATCAATCAGTTCAAGCAGTTCAGGGTCTTTGTACTTCCGTCTGAACTTCTGTTTTAGTGTTTCGTGGTCAATGGAAGGGTAAAATTTCTTGCAGTCTATTTTCAAGCAATAGATCATTTCTTCCGGCACGGTATCAACCGCCAACCGTAACTTCTTGTATGCTGCATGAATACCCTTGTTTGGTATTGCACTGTATGTATCATCAGTGAAATACGCTAATAACTGCGGTTCAATCACCTGTAAAACCGCCCATTGTGCAATTCTGTCAGGGAAGAATGGAAGTTTGTATATTTCCCGTTCCTTCTTGCCGTCCTTTTTCGTAAAAGTGGCATATTCCGAAGTTTTGTATAAATGGTTTTGAAGCATCCATTGCAGACCCGCCAAATAGTAGTATGGTCTTTTCTCAATCTGCTGAACTTCCTTGTACCATCCTTTGCCTTTCTTTGCGTGTTGAAACGCAAGATACAGGTTATCCATTGAACAGATTTTTTCATAAAGATTGCCATACCTTTTCACGCTGTCTGTTCCCTTCTGTATGCACTGAACCGAACTTTCAACCCGTCAGGTGACGGTCTACTAATACAGTCCATGTATTTTGATGTTTTGCCAAGTGGCACGGTAATCAGTTTTCAGTACATTGATTTATAAGAACACCCCGCCATTTCTGACGGGGTGTTTCAAGTGATATTTGTGCATTTACTAACTGACCGCCGACAATCCCAAGACGATAAGAAGAAGCATTATCCAGATTCCAACAGAAAGCACCGGCAGACAAGCCACCACGCCAACGAGCACCCAATACAGCGACATTGGTTTTTTGTCTTTTTATTGTCTTTCTGCTTGAAAATCGTCATCCTTAGCATCCTGATTACCTAAAATTGTGTGAATTACTGGTTGCCTGTTATGCTGCCACCTTTTTTCGATACACCAACCGACCGCCGATATCCCGATAACGATTAGAAGAAGCATCATTCAGATACCAACAGAAAGCACCGGCATTCAAGCCATTAATCCAACGAGCACCCAATTTAGCGACACGCCAACCAGTACCGTTCTGATTCCAACAGTAATCACCAACAGGAAGTGCAGTGTTTCCGTTGAACTCACCCGGTAAGAACAACCAATCAAAATCTTCTGAATAGCAGAAAGCGGAAATATAGCCGTTTCCATACTTTGCGGTCATTCCTGTATCTTCATAAGGTGCTGCCTTAATGTCATCAGCAAAACCATGATCTGCAACATAGGTTTCACACTCACCTGTGGTTGCGTTTGCATAGTGATTGATTCCATCAATCCACCACCAAATATTGCCCCAAAAGTTTTCTTCACCACGGTATGACACAATCTGAATACCGTTAGCGTTGACAACTGAACCGGATGCATTACCAAGGGTGATTGTTGCACCTGTATTTTCTGTCATGGATGTTTTACCGTCATCAGTCTTGGAAACTGCACCGTTACCAATGACAGACTGCATATTGAAGGTTGCATATTCAATCAGCATGAGCATCTGTGAAGCGGATGCCGTCTGAACAACACCCTGTTCCCAACCAGTACCACGTTTTTCAGCAAGTTTTCTGATATTGGCACGGGTTGCGTTCTGTGTAAGTCCTGACAGCGGTTTTGCATTGGCAATACTGCATAACATATCAGCAGCAAAGTCAGCAACCTGTGAATCATCAAGAATGTATGCTGATGCAGATGCATCCCAAAGTGAACCTTCAAAGGCTGCAAGATATGCAACATCATTTTCCTGACCATTTACAATGAACGCCGGATGAAGTTTGAATCCCGCCTTTGGTGTATCTGATACATAGTATCTGATTTTTCTTGTGATCGCCCCCTTGGTTCTCTTTTCAGTTTTAAGCGGTACAACCTTGTAATAAAACTTTGGCTGTTCAACCATTACCTGAACGATTGTCCCGGCACTGAATTTCAGGTTTTCATCAGGTGATTCAGTACCTACCGGGTTACGGTCAACCGCCTGTGTCAGTTTTCCAGTAGTGGAAAATCCGGCTTCACCATAATATGCAGCAACACGCCCGTCATTGGTAAGGTTGCAACGCTTTCTGCCACCAAAGGCATTGATTCCATCAAACCCTGAACCCGCTGAACGGTTTACTGCTCCGGCAAGTCTTGTGAATTTCTTATTTTCAAAGTCCACTTCAACACCGTAAATGTCACCGTCTGTATAGCCAACAAAGGCTTTCAGATCAGCAATTTCTTTTTCAAGTGCCTGAATGTCACCGACCGTTGCATACGCACCCGGACTGACCGCAAGTGATACGCTGTCAGCGTTTCCTACTGTGGTATATAACTGTAAGTATGCAGCCGATACCGTAACGCCGTTATATGGCGGCATATAACAGTTATTTGACTTTTCAATGCAGACTGCATACAGGATTTCACCCTTGTCAGGGTCAACGGCATATAAGCCAAGTGTACGCATATAGTAACCTTCTTTCAGGTCTACGTTGGAATATGCTGCATCAATTTTGATTGCAACCTCATTTGTGCGGGTAACCTTGGAAACAAGGGTTGTCTGCTTGATGTTGCTAAGTGCGGTCAATGCCTGTAACTGACTTTCAGTGTACTGGGTACTGGAAGAACATACTTTTGTAAAATCAATGTTTCCTGACCCGGCAATCATCTTTGCCATAAGTGCCTGACCATTGTTTGTGATGTAAAGTTTTGAATACTCTGCCATCTTATCATTCCTTTCTATGTTGTTTTTATCTCAATGAAGTCTACCTGAACAACGCCGGATGCTGCCTTTGCATCCATATCTGCCCGGATTGTTTCATTAAAATCTGTTGAAATGGTTACCATTGCGGTATCTGTTGCCTTACCACCAAAGTTCACTGTACCCTGAACACTCACTGTTTCCTGACTGTCATTTGTGATGTTCAGCATTTCAGTCTGAACGATTCCACCACCAAAGACTGATGAACCGTTCACATCAAACACTTCCCGGAAATCGTTTGTGATGATAAATTCATTGATGAAGCAGATGCCACCACCAAAAAGAACAGCACCTTTGATGTTGCAAGGGATGCTGTTCTTAGATACAACCACAAGATTTTCAGGAATCATTGTGTTTATGATGTTTTCCAGTTCTTCCACCTGACCATATAATTCAAGGTCAGTGTCAATATACAGTGTGTACCCGGTCTTGAAATCACCAGTCACTTCAAAATCACTGTCACCACAAAGGACAAGCAACTTTTGAAGCAACACTTTCCAAGTGTACGGGATTGTGTTGAACCACTTGCTTTGAACCCTTGAACGCCTTGATTCAAGGGTATCATCAGCAGTTGGGTATATTTTCAGCATCTTTTCAAATCTGCTGATTCCATATTCATCAGCGGTTGAAATGAAGCGGTTACGCAAACACCTGTCAGTTGCCGACCACATCAGACTAAATTCAGGGTTTTCCGCTTCAAGTGCTGCAACGGGTTCTTTGTAACTCTGCATGAATGGCGGTAAGTATGAAACAAGGTCAACTTCTCTTATCATGCAGAAACACCCCCTAACTTTGGTATACAAAATTCTGTCAAGGTCATATTGCTTGCCGTGCCGTTCAGCTTTGTCCCGGTCACATCCACCACGCCATCAACGCCAAGGATGCGGTTTTCAATCTGCGATACCCTGACAATGGTTTGTGATGTTTCTGACCAGTTCTTTCTTAATTCCAAGAAGTACGCATCAACTGCTTCTGCAATGGCTGCCTTGGTATTTGACCAGTTGTGACCTTCTTCAAAGGTTACCGTGGTCTTGACCTCAATACTGACAGGTGATGCGCTTGCTACACTGACCACATGACCGATTGGTGCAAGTCCGTAACCTTCCCCGGCAGTTTCTTCCGGGTCAAGTGTCTGCTGAACATATTGAACAAGTGTTGAACTTGCTTCACCATAATCATCAGAATCAGTGATGACTACATGAACAGTACCACCAACCGTCAGTTTCTTGTCCTTGGCTGCATTATATACGGCATCAAGCCACGGTTTGACTGCTGCCGGAACTGTTGAAATGATTGATTCATACCAGTTCTTGACCACTGTACTGACGATCATGTCAGCGGGTCTAATGTCACCATTCCAAACACGCTTGACCTTACATGACCCAACACCTTCAATACTTTTGACCTTTGCCATATAATCAGCATGATTACCACCAAAGGACTGTTCATTGAAGCTGTCAAAGTAACGCTGTCTGAAAACTTCTGTATCTTCTTCATCTTCACCGGGAATAAGTACGCTTGTCAGGCTTGCCGTCTGCAACCCGTCAATATATTCCATTGGTATCATATCCCCAAGGTACTGATTGCCAACAACACCTTCTGTTTCACACTGAACCTTGTATGTTCCCGGTGTGATCTGTTCAGTCACAACATAGTTTATTTCACCGATGTTGAAACGCTTTCCAGTAACATCAATGTTTGTTGGTGTGAACTCACCCTGTAAGATTGCCTTGGTTGCGGGTTCAGGTGAAAGCCCCCTGTCCTTTGCAAGCAAGATCAGAAATTCCCTTGCAGCAGTATCACCGTATGAATTTTTTATCAGATATTCCAACTCAATGTATAAAATCTGAAATTCAATGGCTGTTGAACTATGCAGATCGTAAACAGGGGATGACGGTCTTTTGTCAATTTTGTCAGATACCCGGTTCATCATCCTTTCAAGGATAATGTCATAAGTCTGATCTTCATACATTCTAAATCTTCACCCCCTTCTCTGCTTTAATATCACCGTAAATTGTTTTTACGGTAAAATAGGCATGAACCACACCTTTGACCGTCAGGTCAAATTCAAAGTCGGTCACGCCCGTGATTCTTTCATCAACGGCTAACGCTTCACTGATTCTGCGTTCCAATTCAGGGCAAACCCATGTAACAGGTTCACCGTACAGGTCAAGTGTTTCAATGCCGTAATACCACGGATATATGATGTACTGATACCGTTCTGTTTGCAGTGTTCTGAAAATCATCTGCTTCATGGCGTCCTGTTCATCCACAAGACCCCTGACTGAATCACCGTCTAAATCCATCTTATAAGTTAGGCTTGGCTGTGTTTCAATTTCAAAATCTTGGTCGAGAAAACCAACTGTTGAAGGAATCATTTGCCTATCCTATCCACAACAATGAATTTCTGACCTTCTTGCTGTCTTATTAGAATGACACCATCACCGACAGCCAAGCCATTGTGTACGGTGACTTCAATCGTTCCGACAGCATGAACGTGTGACGGGGAAACTGGTGCTGCCCCTGAATTTACATCCCCGGTATAGTAATAATTCTTGATATTCCCCGCCGTTATCTTAGTTTTGAAATCTGTTACATTCCTTGAAAGTACAAGTTGTTTTTCAGTAAGAATCATCTTCTGTTCAACATTTATCTGTAACGGGGATGCAGATATAACCTTTCCAAAACATACATTTACAGGTTTTGTTGATTCTACCGCTTCAACCGCTGCTTGATGTACTTTCTTGATAATTCCTTTTGCATCAGGCAATAAACTCACCCCCTCTAAGTGTCAAATCCATCCAATGTTCACCTTCCTTGTAAGTGTGCTTGCACTTTTCAACAAGCATCCAGTTTTTCACTTTCATATCACCAAGGTCAAGGTTAATGACAACCATTGAACCCGCCCGCACTCTGTTGTCACCCAAAGCATTGGTGATCTTCAAGTTACGGGTTTTCTTGTTATACAGTTTCAAAAGGGCATCTGCCTTTGCTTGACCATTTTCACCTTTCTGTAAGGTATCAAAATACTGCAAAATGCCCCATTTATTGATATTAGAAGAATCCTGTGTGATATAAACATCACGCTTTTTAGTATCTTCATTGTCATAGGTCAACTTGATTTTGTTATAAGTATTACTGTCGATAGATGAAGTATATTCAAAATCTTGCCCTGTTTCTTCATCAATCATTAAGTACGCCCCCGGAACACCCACATACATAGATGACAGGCTTTTCAGGGTAAGTTTTCCAAAATCGTCATATAACACATACATTTCCCCGGTGTTAGTCAGTGTCAGGTCAAGAGCATTTGTTATCATTTCAAACAGTTCACTGTTTTCTTCAATTCTTGATTCAATGACATACCCTGTATCATCCAGTGTACCAAGGTTCAGGGCATAATCATCTGCAATCATTTTTACAAATTGTGATGCAGTTTTATTTTCATAAACCTTAGTGTCCTTATTTTTCAAATATCTTAACTGATCGTAGGCGGTGACAGTAATGATCTTGTCCTTACTTCTTTGCTGCTTGAATACAAAACCAAAGAATACATTGTCACCGTCTACCTTCATCCTGACTGGACTACCTTCTGAAAAATCAAGAATGTTGTCATACAGGACTTTGAAAACCAGTTTGCCGGGGGTGTTTTTTCTTTCTGTTGACCATTCAATACCTTCCTGAACAACAGGTTGATATACTTTTGTTCCTGATTCATTCCCAACCAGTAGTTCAACGTACATTGAACAACACCCCTTTCTTATGCTGCCGGAATGGTCAAAACCTGTCCCGGATAAATTAAGTTAGGGTTGCCACCAATGACACCCCTGTTTGCGTTGTAAATCACGGTGTATTTTGCACCGCTACCGTAAAACCGTTTTGCAATGTTCCATAAACAATCACCACGCACAACCGTATAAGTCTGTGCTGCTGCCGGGGCGGGTGAATTGTTAGTTTCCCGCTTAGGCTCTGCACTTGCCTTTGGCTTGGATGCAGCAATTTTGATGTTGACTGTCTTTGTTCCATAGTCCCGGTACTGTTTCAGATTGAACTTGACTTTGAAGTCAAACCCGTTCTTGGCATCCTCTGAAATTTTGTAATCTTCCAAAGATACCTTCATGTTCGTGTTCAGCAGTTTTTTCCCCACCGGGGTCTTTCTGCACACAATGAACTGGAATGTCTTTTTGCCTGTTTTCAACCCTTCAAAAATATCAAAGAAATACCCCGCTTCTTTGAAACCATTCTTATACACCGCATAAGGATGTTTTACTTGCGGGATTTCTGCTTCAAATTCAATGTCGGTCAACCCGGTTTTTTTCAGGATATTGATTTCACCTTCATTTATCAGGTTGACCGTTTTGTTATTACCATTGATTTTGATGCTAATTTTTTCAGGGGTGACAGGAAAAAGGCATTTATCAAAATACATATCATATCCGCTTTGTGCCATTAGTCTGTACCCCCATTTGTTACTTCATCTATTGCTTCACCCATTGCATCATCTAATGCAGTGATAAAGCCATCAAGGTCAGTATCAGATGAAACATTATTGTTGTTTGTTTGGTTGATAGTTACTTCTGCGGTTGTGAATCTGTTAATTGATTCTTGTTCCGCAATGTCACGCAAATACTTCAAATCTTCTTCTGTAACATCCAAAGAATCCTTGATTTTGCCTGTGTTATCGTCAATGTTTCCAATGCTGTCACCCACGCCTGAATTTGCTATTGCATCATTGAACCCTGATGTGTAATCACCAACATTAGGAATATCTGTCTGACCGAATACATCCGACAGACTAAAGTTTGAAACCTTATCAGCAATACCGTCACCCCATGCTGCACCCGCATTGAACGCATCTGATGCCCAACCGTCCTGAAATGCATCAAAGGTTGTAAAACCTTCATTGAACGCATCACTGATTGACTGGTAATCTTCTTTGTTTCCGGCTGCTTCACTTGCTTTGGCTGCATAGTCATCCGCTGCGGATGAAATGCCTGAATAGTCAAATTCAACAAACGGTAACTTATTCAGTGCTGAACAAATACCTTCAATGACTGAAAGTGCCGTGCTTAACAGGTTGTAAAACCATGACTGAACAGAACAGATTGCATTGTGAAATGCCGTCATCATATTGGATGCAAGTGCTGCAATGGCGTTTCCAATACCCAAGGCAATGTTTGCCACGGTTAGACCCAAGTTCTTGAAGAACTGAATCACCACGTTCACACCACCAGTAATCACACCGAACCCTGAATTTGCAATACCTGTCATTTTTGCAATCGCATTACATACGGCAAAAATAACCACGATCAACGCAAGAATCAGCATGATAATCCAAGTTAAAGGACAAGCCATCAATGCAGCGTTAAGACCTTGCTGTGCTGCGGTTTCTGCGAATGTTGCACCTGTTGCCATCATTTGAGCAGCAGCCTTGACACCTTCTGCTATTGCCATGACACCGTTAATTGCTGCCACGATTGCAGAAATAGCAATGTATGCTGTGAGTGCTGCCACAATGCCGTATACGATAGGTGCAATGATTGACCAGTTATCACCTATGAAAGTACCGATTGACACCGCCAAATCAAACACATTCAGAAGGATATTCGCAAGGGTTGCCATTGCTTCAATAGCACCCTGAATGAAAGTCTGAAATGCTCCACTATTGGCTAAATCGTTCAGTCTTTGAAGAACAGGCTGAAATGCAATCAGTGCGGTGTTCTGCATTGACTGCCACATCTGCCCCCAAGTCATAGGCATTTCATTGAATTTGCTGTTAATGTCATCAGCAGCAGAAAAGATTGCTGCCTTAACTACATCAGCGGAAAGTTCCCCATCCGCTGCCATTTCCCTGATCTTACCGATTGGAACATCAAGATAGTCTGCAATGTTCTGAATCAGGTTAGGTGCTTGTTCAAAGATACTGTTCAATTCATCACCACGAAGGACACCTGAACCAAGTGCCTGTGATAACTGCAATTCTGCGTTTGCTGCTTCTTGGGTGCTTGCCCCGGCAATCGTCATCTGCTTTTGAATCAGATCAGCAAAAGCAACAACTTCTTCTGAACTGCTGAACGCATCCTTTGCGTTGTTACCGAAACGGGCAACAACATCAGCCATCTGACTGAATGAACCTCTTGCATCTTGTGCTGCTGCATATACCATGTTGACAAGTTCAGCGGTTGTCTGAACCCCGTCATTCATCATGTTCAAACGGGATGTTGTCTGAACAAGTTCGTCTGAAATGTTCAGTGCTTTCCCAACTGTCTGAATACTGACATAGGCTGCAACCGCCCGCTTGATGGTATTGGTCAGTTCATTTGCCTGTTGTGTTCCGGCTGAAATTTCCTGATTGAAACGCCCCTGTTCATCCACATTGTCACGGATGTACCTTTCTGTGTTGCCAACAGTCTGTGACAAACGTAAATAGGCATCATTGGCGGCAGAAACATCCATATTCTGCATTGCCTGATTCAGTGAATTTTGTTCCTGAATAGCCTGATTCAACTGCATACGCAACTGTTCCAGTTCTGCATTTGCATTGTCTGCCCCAACATTTACCGGGTTGTTCTCAATCTGCTGAATCCGCTGTTGAATTGCAGATAACCGCTGTTGCATGGTGTTCATATCCTGAACTGCTGCATCCGGCAGTATATCCATTCCCTGTGCGGTCTGTGAAATCCTTGCCTGTGTGGTGTTCAGTGTGTTCAACATATCGTTTGCACTCTGAACTTCTTGCTGAAATCGTTCAACACCTGTTCCTGTGAACACATCCACCCCGTCAGTGTTCCATGTGACCGGGATTTCTACGGGTTCAGGGTCAGGCGGTGCGTTTGGCTGAATTTCAGGTCTGATTGGTTCAGGATTTTCAACCAAAGGGTCAGGAAGTACCGGGTTTACATCCACGTTTATAACCTGACCGTTTCCCCCATCCACAACAGGCGGTGCAATATCAGGTGCGGTCTGTCGGCTTGCTGCTTGATTCATTGCTTCAATGGCAGCAGTTGCCTGATTGATTTCATCCCTTGCCCCCTCAAGGCTGCTTGTATCAATGTCAGTGTTCATTGACTGCTGCATATCATACATTGCAGACACGGCAAGGTTCACTGAACTGATGATGTTGTTCAACACTCCGCTGAATTGGTCATTAAGTTCAATACCTGTCTGAATAGATGACACCTGTTTCACCGTCCTTTCTTAGTGTTTTTTCTTTGCCCTTGCTTCTGCCTTTTTCTTTTCCTTCTTGTCATGCTCTGCTTTCAACTCGATTGAAGCAATCACAAAGGCTTTTTCCTGTTCATCCATATCCAAGAACACTGATGGAAGAATGTGAAGTTTTAGAAGGGCATAGTAAGCATAATTTGCTTCACCATCCCCTTCTTCAATTAGTTTTTTGCTTCATCCACCTTGTCATCAAGGTTCTTGGTAAATCCCTGAAACTTCTGCATCCACACTGTGAAATCCTGATATTCTCCGGCATTGTCAACCATTGCATAAAGAAGTTCTTCCGGGGTCATAACACCGTATGAATCCTGTAATTCCTTATCGTAAAGGTCAGGGTATACAGTGGATGCCACAATCATCTTTGCAAGGTATTCAGCAGTTTTTACTTTCGGTCTGTAAAGGTTCGGCTTACCCTTAACCGGGACTTCAATGGTACAGGAATCACGCAACGCTTCATTTTCCTTGGAAGTAATCTGTTTGAACTCCCATTCCAGCGGTTTACCGTTTTCATCCTGTAATGTGGTTGTAGGTGCATATTTTTCATTTGGCTTTGCGATTTTGTTCGCTTTCATAAATCGACTGAATTTTGACATTTTGTTGTTCTCCCTTCTGTTTATCAAAGAATAGAAAAAACCCCTTATATGACCTTATATAAAAGCCACACAAGGGGTTCTGTTACTTAGTTAGTAAGAAAACCCGTGAGGTTTGCAAAAGATTCAGGCATTGAGAAGTCCTCAAATGTTCCTTCAATCTCTTCATCAAGGTATTCCCCGTCAGCATCAAATTTTGCTAACACACCGCCGTCAGTGTTGCAGTCATAGAAAATGATCGTCTGTCTGCCCGCATCACTGGTTGGGTCATCATTGGTGATCTGCATTTCAAAATACACATCCTCACCAGTGTTCTTATAGTCAAGTAATGCCTGACGAAGAACTGACTGATTATAGTGTGCCGTGCCGGAAAAAGTACCTTCCATACCACATGACTTATGACCCGCCATGATTGCACCAAGGCGGGGAACAGTAGTCTTGGTTTTCTCAACCTTTGCTTCCATATCAATCATCTGCATGAAGTTGTATCTTCTACTTCCGATTGTGATAAAACATTCAGCAAGTTTTGCTGCAATAGTGTCCCTTGCTTTCATTGTTACATTCGGCATTTTATTTCACCCCTTTCTTACGCAACCGTAACTGTTTCATAGAGTTTACCCATAGCGTTCACAACGGTGATTGCTGATGTAATCACAACCGCCTTTTTGGAATCGCCCTGTGCAACCGTAACATCAGAATCAGTGAACCCTTCAATAGCACCAAGTTCCTGTAACTGTGTACGGATTTTCACCAAGTCAGACCAAAGGGAAGTTCTGCCTGATGCATTGTTTGGAACAACACCAAGATACTTAGTGTTGAAAAGAACTGCATCATCATTTCCTAACTGGTCAATAACTCTGATCGTCTGATTGTCCTTGAATACATCCCCGCAAGTGTCCGAAGTGGTCACCATAGAGTTAATATCTTCAAGCACACGGACAACGCCGTTGACCTTATGGAAAGTGAACTCACCCGCCTTGATTGCTGCTTTTAACTCATTCTGTGTGTAATTGGTATCAACGGTGAAACCGCCGTCATATTTCTTGTTCTGACAAGACTTATTGACCGCACAACCGCTTTCTGCACCAGTTACCCAGTACACAAGTGCTGCTTCTGACCATCCTGTATCTGTTACCTTGTTCTTCACACTGATAACACCCATATAATCAGCAGACAGGTTATAAATAACCAACTGGAACTTGATACCCAGTTCATCACGCAAACGCTTGTTGAAAGCCACATATAACTTCTTGGTAACATCATCAGTAACCACAACGCCCATGGTGTTGTAGGTATATGATTCGATTTTATCTAAGTAAGCCTGATGTGCTGTGCCGTCAACCGTGCCGTTTGTACCACCAGTTAAAGGTGTTCCGGCTGTAATAGCAAGATCAGCAGCCTTGAATGTTACATAATCGTTTGCCACAAGATCAGCAGCCTTGGCAACTGTCTGTGTGTCAACCTTAACCGTACCGAAGTAGGTTGTAACATCATACTTGCTTGCATCATCTGCATTTTTCTGAATCACGATCTTCAAATCGTTACCACGAACACCACAATACTTTGCAGTTGCGTATGTGTTCGCTGCCTTATCTCCACCACCGTTCAAACGATATGCGTATAAGGTCTTTGCACCCATGAACAGATCATTAAGACCAAGCATCTTAGGACTGTCAAAGGCATAACCAAAAAGTTTCAGGCTGTTCTTCTGAAAATCTTCATTGGTTACTTCAAAAACTTCCCCTTCAACACCCCAGTCAAGTTCAAGGGGCATTGTTGCAATACCTCTATCAGACAGTGCAGCAGATGCGGATGCAGCCGATACAAAGTTGATATAAGCACCGGGAAGTTCTTTGTTCTGTGAGGTAAATGTACCACCACCTAAAGCCATACTATTTCACCTGTCCTTTCATGTATTTTTCAACTAAATTGTCAACAGTTTTCATGGTGTAACTTTTATCTTCATCAAGAAGGGCATCCACCAAGTCCCTTCTGTTTGCAAAACGGGTAGATGCAAGAATCTGTTCCTTGCTGAACATTGGTTCAGTCTGTTCAGACCTTGCAGCAGTTCCCGTTGTTGCTGTCTTTCTTGCAGCCATCTTCAACCACCTTCCTTTACGCCTGTGCTTGCCGTCATGGTTTCCATAGGGGTGTTGTCCTCTGTCTTGACCGTAAAGAAGTCATAATTGACAAAGAAATTCAAAACACCGTTAACCACCTGATGATTCATTCCTGAACCCCGGATTGGTTTTATATCACCGTCTGTTGTGATGTACTCCAAACAGTCATACATTCTTTCAGCCACACCGTTACATTCCCGCTGCACTTCATCAGACTTTGGGAAGTATTGGATGCAGAACTGACTGGTTCTTTCATACCGTTTACCCATAAACAGGTTGTTGGTAGGATTCAGGCAAGCAATAAAAAAACAAGGCTCTTTCAAACCTTGCTTGATTTCTTCCATGTGAATTTCATAGTCATCCCCAAATTCTCCATTCAGGGAAACGCTGATTGCTTCAATTATTGAATTTATCATTTTCCAAGTCCCCCTAAATATTTCTTGATTTTGTTTTCAAGTACCTTTGGGGCAATCCTCTGTAATTCCTGTTCAGATATGGTCATCATAAACTGACCCTTGACCCAACCTGAATGATTGGCTGTCCTGTGTCCATATTCAACATAAGATGCATATTCAACCGGGTTCACAATCTCAATGACATAAGTGTCACCAAAATGATTCACCGTAAGGCTGTCAGCATATCCCTTTGCTGAACCGTTTTTCTGACCAGTCCAACCACGCCTTAATGTACCGCCTTTTTTGCCTGAACTTGCCGGGTACTGTCCGACTGGTGTACGCTTAACAACCAACCGAAGCAACCGGGCAGCAAGTTCCTTTGCACACGATTCCACAAAGTCATCAGGATTCTGTAATTTTTCCAACTGCTGCTGAAAGTCTTTCAGACCTTTGCAGTCAAATTTTCCCATTTTCCCCATTACGCATATTCCTTGAACAGTTCAAGCATAATTTCCTGATGCGTTGGGTATATGGCTGATTCACCGCTGCGGGTGTAATCTGTGGTCACATTGTCCTGTGTCACTGTCAGCTTTGACCCGGCTTTTATGGAAATGTCAGGTGAAACAAATATCTTTGCCCCCTGAACAATCGTTGCTGCTGATTCAGACTGTACCGCTGTCTGCATCTTCTCAAAAGATAGTCTGCAAGGTTCATCTTGCAAAACCACCACATCAACTGACTTTGTTAATTTTGTCTTTTCATCTTTTACCGTTTGATGCTCTGTCACCGTCAAAGTACCAAAATAGGTTGCTTCAATGGCTTTCCTTGCAGCCTTTTGTGCTGCTTTCATCTGTTTCACCATCTGATACGCCTGAATGAATTAAATTCACCCTTTCCGTAAGATAAAAGGTAATTGATGAAAGAAGTCAGTCTTTGTTCAGGGGTCATTGAACCGTCACCAGTCACAAATACTGTGTTGGTGTCCCCTGTCTGAATCTGCTTGACAGCATAATCTAAATCAAACCCGGTAAGGTCATCAGGTGCAAAGGTTTTCTTGGAAAGAAGAAATTCACCCACCGCCATATCAACAGCAATGTGTTCCAGTCCTTCCGGCACATCAGACCAGTTGATTTCATTCTTGATTGAACTGCGTACTTTTTCAACGCAAAAGGTCAAGGCAAATTCATCATCTGCCTTGACCTCATAACCAAGTGATTTCAACCGTTCTTTTACTGTATCAGTATCAAACATTGCAACCACCCTTCCGATCAGAAATTAACCACGGGAAATAATACGGGCAATAGGTACTGCCTTATGCTCAATAGCCTTGGTATCAGATGCAACCAGTGACCAGTTCTCACCAGTCTTTAATTCCGCATTGGTAGGGGAATTTGTTGCCTGTGATGCCTTGGTATAAGAAACACCCGCAACAGAAACAGCGTGACGTTTACGGGAAATCAGCGTATCTTCACCGCCCCTTGTCTTAGCATCACGAACCATTTCATAAGGCACTTTTGCACCTACATCCTCAAAACCAATAGCACCTTCACCAAGGATATAGGTTGTGTACTCTGTGTACGCATCCTGTGCCTTGATTCCCTTGCCTGTGTCCTCTGCAACGGCTTCAACAACCTTAGTAGGTAAAGAATCATCAATGATGACCAATCTACCGTTCCAAGTACCCATTTCAAGATCACGCTCAATACCCTGTGCATCTGTGTACTTTAAGTATGCAAGCAGTTTCAGGTTTTCAAGGTTGGTAGCAACTGCACTGTGACAGTAAACCAACTTGAACTTCTGCTTGTTGTCACCGCAAGCCTTCTGAATGGCACTGTTCAAGGTTGTTGCATCCATCTTCATAGTATCATCAGTATGTTCAGCACCCGCCTGTGCAATATCATAGGTGTGTGCTTCAACAAACGCTGCATTGGCTTTCTTAATGTCACCCGTGCCAGTATCCTTCATTCCAAAGACACCTTCTAAGATTGCAAGGATAACATCCTGATCTACACCGTTCCAGTAGTCATTGATCTGATTTCTTACGTTTGCCATGAAGTCAGTACCACCAGTTACATCATAACTGAAATCTGCTTCTGTCCAACCGTTCATTCTGCCATAGGTGAAAACACCCTGTTCATAGGTGTCAGTCTTGCCCGGTGTAACATTGTCAACACCATCATAGTTCTGCGGTGTGCCGGAAAGCAGACCAAAGAACGGTAACACTGCGTAAACAGTGCCAGTCTGTGAGTTATTCACAAAAGTGTCACGTAATCTTGCATCACCAACGATTGCACGGGATTCACGTAACTTGTTCAGTTTCACGTTCGGAATTGCACTCATGTACTTACCGAACGCCTTTTCGTTAAAACTTTTAGCATCAAATTTTGCCATGTTTCAATTACCTTCCTTTCATCAAATTAAATCTGTGCATCCGGGTTTGCTTCCATGTAAGCGGTAAGTTCGTCATAACTCATTTTTGAGAAATCGACCTTTTCACCCTCACCCGGTTTCTGTTCCCCTGATGCTCCCGGCTGAAAACCTTTGAAATTCTGCTGCTGTTTGGTCTGCTTCTGTGCTTCAAACAGGAACTTGGTGTCATCACCGCTTGTCAGCTTCTCAATCTGTTCAGCCAGTCCCTTGACGTTTCCGTCCTTGTCAAGTTTGGCATCATCCAGTTCAAGTAAAGCCTTGACCGCCTTGATGTTCTTTGCCTTTGCACCTGTCAGTGCCTTTTCAACCGCAAAATCAATTTTCAACTGGTTCAGTTCGGATTCATGGTTTGCCTTGGCTGTGGCGTTCTCTGTCTGCAAGTCCTCAATCTGCTTTTTCAGGTCTGCATTGTCCCCGGCTGATGCTTTCAGGGTTTCTAACTGCTTGTCACGGTCACCGACCTGTGTTTTCAGTCCGTCAACCTCTGTCTGCAAGTTCTTAATCTCTGTTGCAGCAGTACCCTTTGCGTTTTCAATGTCATCACCATTGATTTTCATTACTGAATCAGCCTGTTCCTTGGTAAGTCCTAAATCCTCTAACTGTTTTCTTGTCATTTCTATACCATCCTTTCAAATACGTTTTTATACGGGGTTACTCCCACATGATTGATTGGTTTTTGTTCGGTTTACGCTTGACAACCCGCAAGAAAAAAGACACCCGCTGCCGGATGCCTTTTCTATGTGCTACTTGACCCAGTAGCCGGGAGATAATCAGGATCACCATGCCTTTCTCATTGTGTATGTTTTCATGTGCCTTTTATCCCCCTTTCTGACCTCATATAACCGCCATATAGCAATTATTACAGGTCTATTGATAACTTGTTAAGGTATGAAAAAAGCACGGCTATTTGACCGTGCTTTTTAGTCCCAATGTTCCCCATCTTTGGGGTATAATTCCAAAATAGCATAAAAGTTTGGAATATCTGCAATCCGCTTTCCATCTTTTAACGCTGTCAACACTCTAATCTTTTCATCCAGTAGTTCATCACTGTCTAAATCAAAAAATTGTGTCATTGTAGGTGGGAAATCAACTTCTGAAAACAACTGTCTGACTTTTATGCTTTTTTCAATCAATTCATTTTTCATCATTCATCACCCACTTTCTTCAAAAGTTCAATAATAGTCGTATCTAATTCTGCAACCAAGTCCGGCTTATCTGCTTTCAGCAGTTCAATCAAATCAGGTCTTGTCACACTTAATGCAGCGTAATTTGCTATTGTTTCATGTACCCGACTTTCTTGGCTTCTGTAATAAGATGACCCATGACCATACATTACTGTTCCTTTATCTCTAAACATACCACCTGACAGTGCATCATAAATATCTTCAAGATTTCCTACTCCACCACCCATGATATTTCTTGCCATATAATCACGTTCATCATTCATAGTTGACACCAGTTTGTTATACTGTTTCTTATAATCAGCAAGTGAACCTTGGAAGGTTTTATCCATCACTGAATTATTCAGATCAGAAATCAACTTCTGATATTTTGCATTTACTTCATCCCGAACCCTTCTGTACTCTTTTTTATGTTCAGCAAATAGGTCTGCAACTTCATCACTGATTGAATCAGATGTACTTTTGAATACATCCATCAGTGCTGTTCTGCTTGTGCTGAACCAATTACCACTTTTTGACGGGTCTTTTCTACCGTACAAATCCATCAGGTGCATTTCTTCATGCAATGTGGTGTTTACCTGTCCGGCAAGATTTTCACCTTGCAGTTTGGGAATAGTCAATTTTACATCAGCCAAATTTCCGGTCAATGTATATGTTGAAGTTGAAACAGCATGATTTTTACCGTGTGATATTTTGAACGGAATATCATTGTTTTCTATGGTTTCCAATTTTGCCATGCTATTATACAGGGCAACCACATTTGCATCTGCACCTTCCAACCCGTTTATATAGTCCACAAGTGCCTGTGTATTTTTCAATTCACCTTTTGCCTTGAAAGCATCCGGGAAATTGTCAATCTTTAATTCTTCCGCAACCTGTTTGATTTCTTCCTTTGCCTTAATTGTATCATCAGGTGATGTTTCTTGCAAACCTGACTTGTCACCCTGAACAAAAGCCTTGTCCCATTCCTTATAGGTCATATTGCCCGGTACAAAGTAGGTCTTGCCTGTTTCTTCATCACGGGCAGCACGTTCACCAACTGCATCAAATTCATCATCAAAATACGGTACAGTGGTTGAACGACAATGAACATGAAAAGGTGGGGCAGTTTCCCCAACCTTCCATTCTGACATTTTGAAGTGCTTGCCGTCCATTCCTCGGCATATATCCGAAGTGTGGGAATCAAGGGTTGCCACAATCTCATACATTTCAACATCCAGTTCAGTGAAGCAGTCCTTTTGTGCTGCGGAACTGAAAAAGGCTTCTTCCGTCATTACCAACCGCCCGGCGTTGGTCTTGGAAGTGTTCATCTTCCGGGCAATTTCATCAATGGCTTTCTGTGGGTCTTTTCCCAAGATGATGTTCTGTGTCAGGGTATTGTTCAGTTCATTGACCAACTTCTGACGGTTGCCCCATATCCTTTCACTGAAATTCTTACCGTCAACTGCCCAAGGTTTATTGATGACCTTGCTGACCTGCTTATCATCCAGTGTGGAAAAGTCCCAACCAACACCCACACCCTTCTGAATCTCATAGGCTGTGTGATAATAGCCGGACTTGTAAACATCCCGCATTGTGCTGTCAATGGAATCAAGCTGATTTCCAAACATGACTTCAATGCTCTGTTGGGTCTGTAACTTCAAGGCTTCCAGTCTGCTGATATGGAATCTTGCAGATGCGTTTTCAAGTTGTTTTACCCAAGTACCGTTGATTGCATTTTCTTCACCATATCTGATATAGTCCTGAATGTCCCATTTCAGTTCAGCAAGTTCCTTTGCCGTCAACATACGCTTTGCATCTGCAAGGGTTACCCCGTTGTTATCTGCAAAACGCTGATACCATGCAGCAATTTGACCTTCAAGGGTTTTCTGTGCCTGTCGGTACTGTTTTTCAATATCCGCATAACACTGAACCCCCTGTTGGTGTGCTGCCTGTTCAAGCAATTCAAAACGCTTCTGCCAGTATTCACCGTTATTCATCTACTTCACCGCCCTGACTTCCCTGTGACGGGTCACCTTTATTGTCAGGGTCATCATTCTGTGTACCAAACGGGTCATACTGTGCAAGCATTTCTTTCTGTGCTTCTTCTTTCTGTTTTTTCAGGCGTTCCATTTCAAGTTGTGGGTCATCCACCCAAGGGTGCATACTGATGATAGTTTCATCAGAAATGATTCCTTGTGACTTCTGACAATTATCAATAATATCTGATTCATTCATCAGCATATCACGGTTGAATACCACATCAACCCCATTTTCTTCACCTTCAAAGTCACCCTGTCCAGTATTAGCAAGATGACAGTTAATGAACCAAAGCACATCATCCATTGTTGCCTGTGCTTCTGATTCCGTATCATTGGCATCTGTATCAATGTCAGAATACATTGACTGAATGTTCATCTGATTAGGATTGCCGGAAAGTCTGTCATCCTTGGCATCATAACCCATTGCATTTTCAATCAGTGCTTTCTTGAAGATTTCCACAATAATCTTGTAGTTGTCTGCATTGACCGTGATTTCAAGGGTTTCAACCCCGCCCTTGGTATCACCATCATATCTGACTTTTACTGCACCATAGGTTGCAAGGTTCTTTCTAAATTCACCCAAATTAGTACCGTCATAGTTCTTCAATACCAAAATGGTGTTCCTTGCATCCTCTTGCATATTGTTTTCAAAGTCTGACAGCATCACATTGATACCGTCCTGTAAGGACTTGACCCTTTTAATCAGCGGTGTTTCCTGTTCATTGGCTTTCAATGGAATCAAGGGAACACGCTGCCAGTTAAACATTTGCACGTTTCCGGCTGCATCCGTCATTGTAACGTGCGGGAAATCAGCGGTGTCATTGTTCACAACATCAGGTATTAGTTTTGAACCGTCCAGTATGAACAGGTGAACACCCGTCAGATCATACAATTCAACCTTTTCAATGTACTTCCGTTGTGTGCCGTCATAGGCAACTGACACATACAGTCTGATGAAGAAATCCAGTTCAGTATGTTCAGAATCTTTCCAAAACGGCAAAATCTCATAAGCGGGGAAAAGCCTGAAAGCAAATTCACCCCGGTCATTGTAGTAAGGATATAACCAAGCAATACCGCCATTGTATGCAGCTTTACCCGCACTCTTTAATGTTCGCATGAACTTCTTGTCAAATACCTTTTTCAGCAGTTCAACGTACTGTTCATTGTCACCGTTTAATGTGAACGGCTTGCCGAACAGGTAATTGGCTTTCTGATTCACCATTTTTGCATACTGGTTATCAACAATACGGTTGTTTGGTAAGTTCTCAACAACTTCAAGTTTGCCGTCCTCACCTATCATTGTACGTTTGCGGTGAATCACATCATGGTCACCGTCATAATACAGAAATCCCTTAATCTGCATCATCCTACGGGGTGAACATTTCCAAGCAAGGATTTCTTTTTCAAGAAATTCCAAGTCGGTCATGTGTGACTTTGCCCCTTCCAGTATGAAATTGCTAAGTTTTAGCGTTATCGCATCCACAAAGGAACTGAACACTGTTCAATTCACCCCTTTCATTGCATAATAAAATCAAAACCCCTGAAAACACTATGTTTCCAAGGGTATGTGTTACTAATTTGTTTCTTTTATTCAAAAAGTAGTTATACAGGCATCATAGGCGGTCACCTGTTGCAACCGCCCCGGAGTAAGCATTTGACAACCGTTTCCTACCGTCCAAAAAGAACGGTTGCTGATGCCGTGTATTCTACCCGGTAATTGCTTAGTCAAAACTGAAAGCATCACCCTTCACAATAGATTCAACCGCATAACGCATTGCATCCATCAGATGATTGAAGTCATCAATAGGACGGTTCAGTTTCTTGCCTGTCTTGGCATCCTTGTCCCATTGATAGTTGCTGATCTCTGTGATGAAATTCACGCATCTTGGGTGAATGATAATGTGATAGTCCTGAATGAAGTCAATGCCGTTGTTGACGCTGTCCTTGCCCTTCCTTGCTTTCCTGATTCCTTTCAGACCCAGTTCACGCAAGCGGTCAATGCTCTTTGGTTCTGCTGAATCGGCTGTGATTTTCTCTTTCACATATCCCATCCGCTGCACCTGTTCCGCAATGGCTTCATTACTCATACCCGGCTGATACATTTCATCAAACACCCAAATGGTCTTGCTTGACTGGTCAATAAAACCACAAAACAATGCTGACGGGTCATTTGTATAACCAAAGTCAAGACCGAATACAGACTTGACCCCGGCAATCTTCTTGACTTCATCAACACTGAACGCCTTTTCTTCCCAATTTTCATAGACAAGACCGTCTACAATACCCCAATCACCAAGACCCGCTACTTTGTAACGCCTTGGGTTCTGCTTCTTCATGGTTTCAAAGACTTTCAAGTCTGCCTTATCCAACCATTCATTGCACTTGTAATTGGTGGTCATTGCAAGGACTTCATCATCAGGGGTATCAAAAAACCGTTTCTTTATCCAGTGATGTTCATTCCACGGGTTCAGTGTAAGTGTTATTTGTTTGAACAGTCCTGAACCTTCCGGGACAGCACCACGGACTGATTCATCAAGCATATTGAAATCATCTTCTGAACTGATTTCATACGCTTCTTCAATCCACATCCAACACAAACAACCAATATCAACGGTTATTGATGTAACTTTCAGGGGGTCATCCAGTCCCCTGAAATAAATCTTTTGACCTGTTGGTTTATAGGTCATTTCAAGCGGTGATTCTTTGATTTCCCAAAAGGCATCAACACCAAGGCGGTGAATCGCCCACTTCAATTCTGTGAAACAGGAATCTTTCAGTGTTCTGAATGTTTTCCTGACCACAAGGGTATTTGCTTGTGGGTACTTCATCATATTGGTGATGTACCAAAGGGCAGTTGTCTTTGATTTCTTGGATGCACGGCTGCCCTTGCATACCCTATATCTACCTTTCCAACGCCAAAAAGTACCGTAACCCTTACCAACCAGTTCAGGCAGCAGCACTTTCTTCTTGCCGGACTTTGTAGCCTTGTAATCTTCCGGGTACAGGATAAACTTCTGATACCCAAAAACATATTGTGAAGATATTCTGTTCTTGACCATAGACGATCACCGCCTAATCTTCAAGGGCATCTTCACCTGTGATAACAATAGGCTGCGTGATGTTTACATCCAGTTTGTCATTCCACATACCCAAGTGTTTACCAAGTAATTCAAGTGCTTTCAGTTTTGGTGAAATCTTGACTTCCCTTTCAACACTTGACCCGGTTTCTGATTCAGACTGTTTGTACTTCACGGATTCAATACAGGCAAGGTCATCTTCTGATGCACCGTCTTTTATTCTTCCGTGACTGTCAACAAGGTCTGTCATCTTCACAAAAGCAATGCGGGCAAGTTCTAAAACAACCCTGTCCTGATTGATTCCTGTTCTTTTGCTGCGTTCTGCCATTGCAACACTAATTGCCTGTTGAACCTTGACATTTGCCAACATCCTTGAACCTTGCTGATCTGCTGTTTTTGCCGAATAACCCGCACGAATGGCTGCTTGTGTTGCGTTCAGGTCAATCAGGTATTCTTCAACAAAACGCTGCTGTTTTTCAGTTAATTTTGCCGTTTTTGCCATCAAACAACACCCCTTTCATGTATTTTTGCAATAAAAAATCCCTGAAACATTACATTTCAGGGTGCAAATATCGGCATAAACAAAAAAGAATTGTGAAAAAACAACCGCTTCTTCACAATTCCCATCTTGTCAAGATACATCCTATCATTAGTTTCAAGAATACACAATATACATGAAACAACAAAATCTATCGTAAAACGCTCTTTTTGTTGTTTCAAGTGACAGTAAGTATACATTAAGTTAGGTAATGCAGATCATCATAGGTTTCTTCAAATCTTGTAAGTGCCTTTTTGTGAAGATTCCTGACATACTGATATGACATACCCATTTCACCTGATGCAACTTTCAAACTCTTAAACTGAACATATACTTTGAATAATACCTGTGAATACCTTGCATTGTGCAGACCTCTAATCTGCTTGATGATCTGTTCCTTGGCATCTGAAAATTTGTCAATTTCCCTGTTTATCTGTTCATTGAAATCAACATAGTTTGTGACTGCCTTGCATAAACTGTCACCTGACGGACTTGTCTGCACTCTTTCAGCAGAATAATCAATACCGCCCGTGCTGCAAGCATTGGTTTTCATATCATCAAGGCGTTCTAAGTCCTGATTGATATTAGTATCAAGTTCCTGTAACTGTCCTAAATATTCCCTTGCGGATAATGTTTTCATTCTTTTACCTGTCCTTTCCTTGGTATCGGTTGGGTAACGGTTGAAAATTGGCAAAAAATGTCTTGAAAGCCTTGTAAATACTGACGGTAACTGTTGGTAACGGTAACTGTTAAACTCTTATACTCTATATTTTTACTTTTTTATAGATACATAAAAAATACTAATAATAAAAATAATAAGAAAATTACATTTAACCGTTACTACCGTTACAAACCGCATAAATAAAGACTTTCAACCGTTACCGTAAACCGCTACCAACAGTTACCAACCGCAACTACTGCATAAAATCATACGGTGTATCATTCACCTTTGTATAAATCACATCAGCAACAACCATCTGACCAAACTGCTGACCCGCTACAAACTTAGGAACAGCAATCACGGCAACCCCGGCAGTATGCACCACATACAACAACTGTGATATGTATTGGTGTGCAAGTTCATAAAGTTCTGCACCAATCACCTGACCTTCAAATTCTTTTTCCACCAACGGGAAAATATCATCATTCATTGACACGCTGCCCTTCTGTTCCAATAATTCCAAAATCTCATTTTCCATAATTTCTTAACCTCACCTTTCTATCTTGCCTGTCTTTCATTCTCTGAACCTTTTTGTTGGAACTCATTACTTCCAGTTCCCAAGGTTTCATTTGTGGAAACCATTTCCACCTATCAAATGTACCTGTAAATATTTCATTCATCTGTAAACCCTTCCCGTCTTGGTATCTTTCACCTGAACACGTTCAGTCAGTTCAAACCCCGCACCTTTGATGATGTACTTCAAAACCTTAATCAGATCATAGGCACGTTTGTCTGCTGCTTCACATTCAATCTGTTCACGTTCTTCCTTTGCAACTCTACCAACCGCAATAGTTGCCGTTGGGTCTGCATAACCTTCTGTATTTCTTCCACCTTTCACTAATTGATACCTTCCTTTCTTATAATCCCACTGTTCAGCATTGCACTGAACATACTTTCAAATATCGGTACGGGTATGGAATTACCCGCCTGATGATATAAGGTTCTGTTCATTTTTCCCGGTTCAACTCTGCAAGTTGCTTCTGCTGCATAAAAATCATCATCCGAATACCCCATCAACCGCCAACATTCCAGTTCTGTCAAATATCTGTATTTTCCACCACCAAGATCAATGACCTGTGCGGGTGTCCTATCCTGTCTTGTGGTAATAGTATTTACATAATCTTTGATTATGGTTGCCCTTCTGATTCCTTTCTTACCAATTACTGAATAAACGCTTGGCTGTGTCACCAAGTAGCAATCAGGAACATCACCGTATTCAAGAAAATTTGAAATGTCCTTCATGGGTCTTTTTTCCATCAGTTCAAAATCAAAAGCATTGTCACCAAGAATTGATACTGTGAAACACCGTTCCCGTGCCTGTGGTATTCCATAATCACGGCAGTCTAACACTTTGTAATTATTGGAATAACCCAACTTTTCCATATATGACAGGTAACGGTTGAAGTTGTGAACCATGTGCTTTGATAAAACATTTTTTACGTTTTCCCATATCACAACAGTTGGTTTCCACTCACCCATCTGTTCAATAATATGTACCGTTTCCCACATCAGGGATGATCTTGTCCCTGAACCTTCATCAGCACCTTTTCCTTTGTTTATTCTTCCGTCTGCTGCCGTTGCTTTTCCCTGATGCCCCGCAATACTGAAATCCTGACACGGTGACCCGTGAATCAGAATATCAGGTTGAAGATTCCACCCCACTACTGTCTGCGGTGAATATGCTGATTCCTTTTCAAACATTGCATTGTATGACCTGACAGCCTTTTCATCAATTTCCACATAATCAATAGATTTTACTGAAACACCTGTGTTTCTAAGGGCAACCCTTGGTGACCCTATGCCACCAAAAAGTTCCAATATTTGCAGTTTTTCTGACACATTCAATCACCTTCCTTTCTGCTATGAAACAAATATCTTACAATTTTTATTGTTCACTTTTTTCTGAATTACTCTGAACCCAAGCCTTTTATTGATCTGCTTACTGAATACAATATTTGACATTGGCTGCATTGCATTGTCTGCACAAAAAACCTGATACCGCTTATATACATCAGCGGTTGGTTCATTTTCTATCATGTCAACCCCGGTGTCATTGATAAATGCAAGGATAGGGTTGTTTTCTTCTTCATACTCTGTCAACTGGTTCTGAACCTTGTCTGACTTGGTGAATCCGTCATTGATGATAATTCTTTTCAGACCTTCCACGCCAAGCCTGATGAAATATTCAACGCTTTCCTGTTGAATCAGTTTGTACTTGATGAATGGGTCATAATCAGGTGCATCCTTGCTGAATGTGGCATTGAATGGAATAATAACCAAACGCCTAAGTACCGCCCCGGTCTTGTCCTTCATACGGGGAATATCATTGGCACTGAATAACAGTTTGATGAACGGGTTGAACTCAAACGGGTCTTGTCCTTTACGCTCTGCCTTGATGCGGTTACCTGTTACTATTTTCTTGAACACGCTGACCTGTGAACCTTGAAGGAAATCATCACCAATATCATCACCAATGTTTGCCAGTTTACCGAACATCATTGAAGTATTGAACCTGTCACCCAGTTCTTTCAAGTCAAGTGCTGAAATGTTCCGATCACCAAGGATTGCTTTGACACAATCCAAAAATGTACTTTTACCATTGGACTTATCACCTGTCAGGATGAACGCCTTGCCTAACTCATTTCTTCTGTAAAAGCAGTAACCAATACATTCTTCCAACAATGCCCTGATTGCTGCATCACCACACGCTAACTTGTTTAGTGTACTGTCTGCCAGTTCAGAATAGGCATCCGGCTTGTAGTCCCAAGGAATCTTGTTAGTAATAACAATGTCCGTGCTGAATGGTTTCAGTTCCCCGGTCACAAGGTCATATACACCGTTGTTGAAAGCAATCAAATTTGCATCTGACTGTTCTTTTTCATCAACGATCAGTTCCATGTAGTCAAGAACTTCCCGGCGTTGCATCTTTTTCAGGTTTGGGATATGCTGAATCATGTTTGATTCAATTTCTTTGTACCCATTGGAATACACACCGTCTTTGTATATATGCAGCTGCCCGTTGATTTTGATAACGTGTGCTGTGTTCTTCATAAACACTGCAAACTTGTCAAACAAGAATGTGCTGCCAAGGAAAAAAACAGGTTTCTGAAAAGCATCATCACGCAAGATCACTTCCAGTTCATCATCTGACAGCGGTTGTTTCAGAACAAACTTGTTCAGGATGCGGATGCACTCACGGGTTTCTTCAACAGTGAAATCATTTGCAGTCAGGGTCAGGATGTAATTGAAAAGTGCCTGATTCCTTCCGTCCCCGGCATCCATATCAACAAAGTCTGCGGTTGCCTTGACCGGGAACAACCACTTTGGAACTTCCTGATACTTTCCACCTTCTTCAATGTCCCATTCACAAAATCTTTCTTCACCGTCAATCTTGATGACCTCATAAGACAACCTACTGCCGACTTTTATATCAGCAGTAAGACCAACCGCCAACTGAACGTGTGTCCTGTTCCTTGCAATAGTATGATTCTTGAAAAGAAAATGTTTCCCCCTACTGGTACAAAGGACTTTACAGTCAAGTTGCAGTTCTTCCACAATGTTCATCAGAATTTCAGATTGGTCAGAATCATCAATGTCGATAAGGATAGTGTCATCAGCCAAAACCCCGCCGAACCCGTTCAGGTTCTTTACTTCATCATAGGTTTTCCATGTGGTTCTGTTTTTCAGTTTTTCAATGCTTGCCTTGCCTTTGGTTTCAACATAACCTTTGTAAAGCATCTTTTATCACCTACCTTATGTAATGTTTTCTAACACCTTTTTATAAAAATCCTTATTCCTGATGTTGCTGTTGTACCGGGACTGATAGGAACGAAGTAGTGTTTTCACTTCTGCAAGTTCCTTTCTACACCCCTTCACTTCTTCATTCCATTTGTCCCACCCTTCCGACTTGTGCAGTGGTGTTGACTTCTTGTAACTGTCACGGGTATATAAGGCATCCCGCAACTGCTTCTGACAATAACTGACCTTTTGTTCATACCCTGTGATATACCGTTCATTTTCCAACTGTTTCTGTTCAAACTGTTCAATCCAGTCCTGAACAAATTCTTTAATCTGCTGTTCACATTCCGGGGTGAAACTGCTTCTGATAAGTTTCAGCAGTTTTCTGACTTGGCAATGCTGCGGGTATTCAAAAATTCTTCAAGATGAACAGTCATTGAACCATTTTCATATCTGATTTCTAAATCCATGAAAACCTTCCTTCCCGGTGTTACGCTACAACACCAAATTGTTTCAAGCGTTTCTTTGCTAAATCTATGTACCACTGCCTATCAAGTTCAGGCGGTGTTTTTACTCCAACAACCGAATCATTGAAAATGAAACAGTGGTCAGGTGTATTACCGAATTTTTCACCCTTGGTTTTCACCTGTTTACGTTTCAGCAATCTTCCATGCTGCTGATCGTTAGATGCAAACACCCTGTATGACTTATATGTGTATTTGTCCTTGTCAGGGTATTCATACACCGTCTTGATTGTTCTTTTGCCTATATGACTGACAAGCGGTGTGCAATGCTCATGTTCCACCCAATCATACTTGTCTGATAACTTGACGATCTTCTGAAACATAATCAGGTCATCACACTGATTGATGGTCTGTTCAACCGGGGTTTTCTTAACCATGTAGTCAACCAGTGCTTTATTCAGGATTGGCAGATCATTGTCAACCGCTGAAAGTTCCTTCACATAAGCACCAATTCTTTCAACACCGCCGTCAATACCAATCCAAAGGTAATTGTTCACATCCTTCTGATAGATTTCACTAATGTTATCCAGTTCAAGAAGAATTGAACACTGATCTGTTGAACAACGCTGTTCCCACTCCCAACAAATATCATCAACCATTTCAAAGGCTTCATCTGTGTCAGGAATCCAAATAATAAGACCGTCCGTGTTGGACTGAATCAGTTCAAATCCCGGTACAACTTCAAGGTGTTCAATCAGGTCAAGCAACATCAACTGACCGTTGATGCACATACAGTTATTGTTTCTTGGGTCATACGCTGCATTGGTTTCATCTTTCATTGCACCTGACAAGGCGTTCAGCATCTTCTTATATGGCAACTGTGCTTTCTTCCACCGCTTGACTTCTTTCTTGTTTCCGGCGTTTTTTGCAGCAATCTGTTTTTCCTTCATGGCTTTTCGTGTGTTATACACCAACGGGTAATTGTCATTAGTTGCTGCCCTTGTAACCAGTCCCCAAGCAATCAGCATTGAAGGATAGTAATTGTTTACATCAACGTGCAGCAGTTGCCCGGTCTTGTGAATTGGTGTGGCTGTTGCCCCGTGAACACCGCCAAAACCGAATGAATGAGGAATACCCGCAACCACGGTTTCAAGACCCTGTTCCTTATACCATGTACGTTTTGAGTATTTATCCATGTGTGCCAAGTCCATTGACAAGGCTTCCTGTCTTTTCTGTTCAAACCAGTCCTGAACATATTTATATTTTTTCAGTTGCAAGCACGGCAAGAAGTAGAAATCAAATTCATCTTCAAATGATCTGCGGGAACACCCAAGCACCTTTGCGGTGATTCTTGCTTCACTATCCCCTATATCAGACAGGTTCACAATATCAGGGAAAGCCTGAATGATACCGTGCATTGCATTAAATTCATCTATTTTTTCAAGGAATACTTTGATAGTTTCTTCTACATCATGCCGACAGTAGAAAACCGTCATTTCAATTTCTTCCTTGGTCAATTTCCTGTTTATTCTAAAATCAACATCCGTTTCCTTGATATTGCTGCCAAGAAAACCTTCCAGTGTTTTCAAACCAACCGGGGGGTTCGGCATAACATCATAGTTAATCATTGGAATTTTGTTGAACGCTGATGAAAATTGCCACCCTTCCTTTTTTTCAACAATTATCCAGTCATTTATTCTTTTGGGGTTCATTCCTAACAGAATACCTTTCATAATGTACTGGTCATAGTGGCGGTTGTTATAACCTACCCATATATCCTTGCTATTCGCTTCATATAAGGCTTTTAATTCATCAGGGTTATTGATTATCACATATTCTTTTTTCTTGGTCACATCAATGAAAACGGCAAGCCAATCTTCCTTGAAAACCTCAAAGTCATAAAAAATCACTACATTCACCCTTTCTGAAAATAGCGGTGGAAGGTGCGACCCCGCCACCGCCTGATAACATTATTGTGGATTATAAATCCACACGCAAGTAAAATTTTTTAGCAATCAAAAACTTCCTTGATTGTGATAGGGTTGAAAGCATCTGCCTTATAATCAACCTCAACTTCAATCGCACCTTGAATAGACTGGAACACATCAAGAATCTGATCTGCAAAATCTGCATAGTTTACGAACTCAACAGGTGTGTCATCTTCTGCAATCAGCTTGTTCACCCAAGTGCATACCGACTTGATTGCCTGTCCGTCCGTCCACTTTGCGGAACTGTTGCCGGAAATAACACGGTTGAAGAAGATCATGCGGTTTGCCTGTTCACCTTCCTTGATCTTTGCCTGAACTGCAAACATCAACTTATCCTGTGCCTTGGTCAACTTAATTTCCATCTTCTCAATACTAATGATATATGTACCATCCGGCACATCAGCAAAATCATTATCAGGTGCGTTCTGCACCTCATTCTGTAATTCCTGTAAATCAACCTTTTCATCAAATGCACTGAAATCAATAGCCATAATTTTTCACCTTTTAACCTTTCTTATTTGCTTAATACTAACTTTAACAACTCAAACGCCTGAACCTCATTGAACCCGGCTTTTACATAGGAATCATAGATTTTCTTTGCAGCAGTTGCACCATCTTCCGGCGATACATCCTGTTTAGGTGCTACCGGGTGCGGGTTCTTCATTGAATGGTTGTTTGCCGTGTTCATTCCTTCCGTAATTGCTGATGCAAGGATTGCACCAAACAGTTCATCAGGTAAACCAAAAGGATTGTTCATGTTCTTTTACCTCACTTTCTTAGCGTGTTTTTCTTACTCTGCGAGTTCTGCCAGTCGGCTGTTTATCTACTGCCGGGGTTTCATCCGCTGTTGTATCTGCATTATCAGGCTGTGCCTGTGCTGCACTTCTTCTTGTGCGTCTGCCCTTCTCCGGCGGATTCATTGCCCCGTCAATAGGGTTTTCCGGCTTAGGATTGTCTGCCTGTGCCAAACGCTTCACACCTTCACCAAATTCTTCCTTGCTGATAACCTTCATCACTTCCACACCATCAACAATCAGGTCAACCTTGTCACCCTTATGCTTCATCACATAATTGTCATCAGCCGGAACATAGAAGTAAGTATCTGCATCCAGTACAACACTTTCAGAATCAGTGTTTGTTGTACCATCCTGTTCTGCTGCCTTTCTTTCCTTGCATGTTCTTCTTGGCGGTGTTTCAAGTTCCGGCTGCGGTACAGAATCCGCTGCTGCACACGCTTCATCAAACGGGATTTCTTCACGCCCATCAGCAACCGCATCAATAGCCTTGTCACGCTCTGCCATATAATCAGCCATTTTCTGATTATTTTCAGCCACCACTTCATCATGTGTCTTGCGGGCGGTTCTGCCTGTCTTTGGTGCTGCATCCTCTGTTGTGGTAGGTGGTGTTGCTGTGGATGTGGTCTTTTTTCCACCCCTTGCCCGTCTACCGTTTGCATCCGGCTTTTCAAGATCGGATGCAGCCTGTACATCAGCCTGACCCATTTCTGCATCTGTCTTATACTCACCGACTTCATAGAAGTTTCGGATTTTATCAGCCACATAATTCAGATCATTGTCAATGGCGTATGCCGGGAACATTCCCATAGGTGACTTCACGGTGTCCTTGCCACTGTTCTGTGTGTAGAAGTAATACTTTCCTTCATTCACGCCTGTTCTAAGTACAATGGTGAAAAGTCCTTCAATGGTGATCTTCTCACGAAGTAACTTTCCGATCAGCTTAATAGTAGTAACACCATTTTCAAGTGTTTCTGTGTGGGTCATATAAGCAACCACCACATCATCAGGAAGTTCCTTGCACACCTCAATGATTTCAAAGTAGTTTGCACCGAAGTCATTCCACTTGTCCCAACCGTTTTCTTTGATACGGTTCATGTAAGGGACTGAAAGAATATACTGGAAGTCATCAACCACCAGTAACTTCTTCCCGGCTGCTGCCTGTTCCTTCATAAACTTGCAGATTTTGCGTGATTCAACCTCACTGTTCAGCATTGTGAACTTACCCTTGAACGGTAACGGCTTACCAACCGGGTTCACAACGGCAGTTGTTGCCGGATCGCAATTTCTCATACTGGTACTTTTTCCTGTACCTGATTCACCCATAATCAAAAGCATCTGTGCCATATTATTTCACCTGTTCCTTTCTAATTTTTTCAAAGTTTCCCGTCATGTTAGCAGAAACATGATGCTGACCAAACTGTTTCTGAACTCCCGCACGAATCACTGAACGTAATAACTTTCTGTTATATATCGGGCGGGGATTGTAAACTTTTCCCTGTCTTTCATTTACCATACTCTTATACCTCACTTTCCTTGATAATGATTTTTAACTTTCTGCGTTCATCCATTGGTATGACTTCAACAGAATAGTTATTTGCAAGAAGAATACCAACTAAATCCTGATACGCTGAACTGGTGCGACTTCCTTCAATTACAATACAACCACATTTAGCAGCACATTCCTTTTCAATATCTTCACGCATAATATCATTCACTGACTGAATATCATTGATGATATATTTCAATTCCTGATTTTCAGCCATTAGCTGATTGCGTTCATCTTCTAACTGTCTGATTTTCTTATCTCTTTTATCCATTATTCTTCACTTCCTTCATCTGTGCTGCCTTCTGTTACTCTGCTTGACCATAAATCAGCATAGTGCAGAATCAAATATAACGGGGTTTCATTTCCCTTCACTGCATAGTTTGCTGATTCATACAGACCGTCATGGTATCTGATCGCAAATTCTTCATCTTCCGTCAGGTCAATGAAAAGGGTTGCTAACTTGATGCTGCGGGTTGCATGGTCAAGTGGAAGAAGTGCCGGGTTACGCTTAAACGGTTTAGCTTCTGATGCTTCACCTGATTTCAGGATGTTAGGCACATACATCTGCTTGCCAAAGTCCCCACACTTACCAAGATCATGTAATGCTGCTGCAATGATGACTGAATCACGAATTTCTTCATACTTAACTTTACCAAGAAGTGCATAACCAATGTTTTCTGCTGCCATCATTACATTTCTGCTGTGGTGAACAAGTCCGAACTGACAAGCAAGATGATTTCCACCACTGCAAGGTGCTTCAAAGAATCCGATCTGTTCCATGTAATCAATCAGATCTTCCATTCCTTCACGCTTGGTTGAAAGTAAGTGGTCAACCACAAACTTCTTGTTGTCAAGTTCCTTCTTGTTGTCCTCTGTCATCTGTTCAACTGTGTCCTGAACCTGTTCAGTTGTTTCCTGTGTTACTTCTGCGGTATTCTCAACCGCTGCATTTGCTTTCTTTTTTGCTGCCATGCTCTTTCACTCCTTATTTTGATAATTTTATTTCCCAACGCTTCTGATCTTCAATGTTGGAAAGATACCAAGCGTTAAGTTCTGATTTTTTTGCAATAAACATTTTGAACTGTTCAAAATCCTTGGGGTACAACAAAATTCCATACCCGCCTGATTCTCTGATTTTTTTGAGGTTGACCAACTGCAATAGTGACGGTTCACCGTTTGGTGCTTTGACTTCAATGCCAAGGAAACACCCGTCTGAACAAACCAACAGGTCAGGAATACCACTTTTTGTATAAGCAGCACCGCCCCAATATTTCAGCAGCCACGCCCCAGTGTCCTTCAGGAACGCTTTGACCTTATTTTCAAAATTCTTTTCTGCTGCCATTTACTCACCGCCCAACTGTTCATTGAACTGTGTCTGATAGTTCAGTATTTTTTCTGTATAGTCTGTTGAATAGATGCCCTTTTCCCACAACCGGGCAGCACCATCTTCACCCATGTTGTACGCCATCAAGACCATATTGGTATCTTGATACCGTTCAAACAGTTTTCTAAGTACGAACACACCCGCCCTGATGTTTTGGTATGGGTCTGTGAAATCCGTAACCCCTATGGTATCAGTCAACCACTGGTGATTCATTTCATTGATCTGCATATAACCATAATCATGTGTTGCACTAACAACTGATGGGTCAAAACTGCTTTCATTCTGAATCAGTGCCATAACAAGGGTAAAATCAATGTTGTACCCAGTACAAAGGTAATATGTAAATTCTTGTTGTTCTTCCGGCATCTTGCAGTCAAGCGGTGTGAAATCTAAGTCACCCGCACCCCAGTCAAGGGAAATTTCCTGTGTGAAAGTTCTGTCATCATACGCCCCATATACAAGGGTTTTAGTGCTTGACCGTTCAAGTGTCTGTTCTTCTGTTTTCTGCTTGTCCTTGGCAGTTATATGAGTTTTCAGGGCATATCCTGACACATTACCAATCACCAAACCAACGACAAGTGCAACACCAATCAGAATCAAGACCCTTTTGACCATTGCCGACTTTCTCATGCTCTTTGAATAGTTCAATTTTCATCACCCCTTTCCGTGATTTTCAAATAAATGATTCCGGGAATTATCAGAATCGCACCAATGATGTATTCTTTCAGGTGTGCAGTAAGTGGTTCATATATTCCCATTTCAACCGCATAGTCAGATGCACCGACTGCACCGATTATCAGGAATACACCGATAAATGCCATGATTCCAAATATCCAATTAAGTATTTTTGAATAATTCATCTGTCAGTTCCTTCCCTTCTTTCAACGCTGCAAGGTTTCTTTCTTCAACCGTCCCCTTCACCAGTAAGTAATAGTAAAAGCACGGTTTGGCTTGTCCTATGCGGTGAATACGCTTTTTTGACTGTTCCCACATATCACATGACCCTTTGCCAAGTGGCAAGGTGAAATAAATAATCTTGTTTGCTTTCTGATAGTTACCACCCATTGCCCCGGCTTGGTACTGTATGAATGTGATTGAATCATCTGCCTGATCGTATGCAGTCAAGTCCTTCTTTGACCCATTCACAACTGAATAGGGTCTGTTTAGATCAGCAAGTTTTTTCTGCATTGCTTCAAGTTCTGCGGTAAAGTTGTAGAATATAATCAGCCTATCTTCTGTTGATTCAACCAAGTCCCGCAAACCTTCCAGTTTTTCCTTATGCCACTGTCCGCACAACTGCCGTGCATATAGCATCTTGGTCAGGCTGTTATCACCGACCAGTTCAATGTACGGGTTTTCATTCTCACTGTCCGCATCATCAAACTTGCAATAATTCAGGGTGTCAAACATCAGATAACTGTGCTTGATGAAATACTTGTATTCCTTTGTGGACTTAAAGAATATTTTCTGTTCAGTCTGTTCAGGAAGTTCAAGAACTTCACTTGTTTTCATAAAGATGCAGCCATAACTTGCAAGTTTCTTTTTCAAGTGTTCCGTGTGCTTATACCCGGTGATAACCTCACGCTTGAACCCGTCCCCGTTCTCAACCCATTCAGTCTGAACGTATGATGACCAAAACGCCTTTTTTGTAATGTTCCACCCCAACAACTGCACCTGTGACCACAACCTTTCATATTTCCCGGCTGTTGGTGTTCCTGATAACAAAATCACGCTTTCAGGTTTCATTTTCAGAATGAATTTTGACCGCTTGGCGGTTTCATTGGTGATAAGGCTTGATTCATCAAGCATCAGGGTAAACCCCTGTAACTTCAGTAACCAATCACGTCTGAACGCTGTTTCATAATTGATGACACCAACAATCTGAATATCCATTTTGTATAATTCCTTGGTGTCAACCAGTGTCCTGAAATTGATTGCTTCACTTTTCTTGGTCAAGTTCATCACCCTGTCACTTGGGTAATAATCTTTGAAGTGCTGCACCCAGTCATCTATCTTTGACTTCTGACAGATGACCAAGTTCACCGAATTATTCAGCAAATACATTTTTTCAGCACCTACAAAGGTTTTACCCAGTCCCATATCAAGATAGTACGCACAACGGTTGAACTGTTCAGTTCTGTTCAATGCTTCTTCCTGATGGGGCATGAAATTCAACATTTTCATTCTTCATCGGCGTCCTTTGGTGCTTCACCTGAAAGGTCAATCTGTAACTTAGCAACTTCAACTGCTGCTCTGTAAACCAATGCATATTTAGAATCACCGTGGGTCTGTGTAACCTTTTCAAGAAATCTATCAATCTTTCCAAGGAAACAACCACACTTGACTGTAATTTCATTGTCCTTGTCACGATAGAATGTAGTGAAATCATTTCTACTGCCGATTGCACCAATCACTAACACATGACTTGCAGAAAAGACCTTGGCATTGCCCCAAACCTTGGCATTGCCCCAAACCTTGGCATCACCGCAAACCTTGGCATTGCCCCAAACCTTGGCATTGCCCCAAACCTTGGCATTGCCCCAAACCTTGGCATCACCGC